TTGCCTTCGGTGTGATTGAAAGACTCAATAGATTAGAAACTAAAAATCAATTGTTTGAAAAAGATTTACTTGAAGCTAGTAAACAAACTCCCATAGACCAAGAGCAGTTCATGCTTCTCGAACATATAGCAGAAGGATTAGAAAAATTAACTACAAGAGTTGATGGTATGATGAATAACAGAGTTAATATTGAAAGACTACAAATGGATGTAGAACGGTTAAGAATAGATACTGAAAAATTAAAAGATTCAGTAAGAGCTAATATTGGAAAACTAAATGGAGATCATTAATGTATCAATTAGTATTTGCATTATGTTTATTTATAAATGGTGAGCTTATAGAACATAGAATACAAGATAGTTTATCTACCTGTTTAAAAATGAAAAGAGAAGCTACAAGAAATATGAGTATGCAAAATAAACAATTTATGTGTGGTGAAGTAGAAGCTGAATTAGAAAATAATATTGATGGATCAAAAACAATCAAAAGAATTATTAATGCTAAATAAATTTTTAGATGATTTAGCAAACAATACACCAAATGCCAAACAATTTAAAAAGAAAGACCTGGGTAAAATCAAAAGAAGTAATCGTAAAAGTAGGAACTTGCAAACATTGCAAGGAAGAAATACTAAATACAGATAGTTTTGTTAGTTTTTATCCAAAAGGTCATTCTCACTATATATGCATGAAAAATGATGATGAAAAACGCTCTCAGAGCAACGGAGAGTAGCCTTGAAGACAAAATACGGTAGCAGAGTACCCTTAACAAAAAATAGTTATATAAACAGCTAATTTAGCTTATTACCGTCTTCTCGGTATTTTTCGGACTCAATTGTAGCTAAAGCTGATTGTAATAGATCAATTGTAAATTTTTTTTTATTATATTGGCTTGATAATGTCATTGTTGCAGAAACTAAAGCAACTAATGTTGCATCTATATTAGATCTTTTTAAAATATCTATTGTTAAAAAATCATTTAATTCTTCTAATGATTCTACACAAACAGATAGTTTTAGTTTACGTTTTTTAAATTCTTTTTTTAAATCTAAAATACTCATATGTTTTTATTACATTTGGCTCAAGAACTAGCAACGCACCGTTTCCATCTTGATTTAAGCTGATTAGCCTAGGACTGCTACTTAAACAGCACCAAATAAACCAGGGAGGAACAAACAAACCTCCCTGGCAGAAAGGAGCAACAATTATACATTGCTGCTATTTTAAGTGTGTATGAAGCACACTAATGCATTTTATTCCCAATGCGCATTAACATTGTGTTTAGGTATCTCAAGGGAAGAAGATACACTGGAATTTTATTTTAGTGATGGATTGAACTTGATGCAATTATTGTATTCAATCTTTAATTCAAGAACGCACCACTAAATATTTGGCTTTGTTTATATGGTGTTAATTCACCAACCAGGAATAAATTTAATAAGTTTTCTCTGGATCACATTTAAGTGCTTAATATCTTAACCAAACTATTAAAACTGATCGTCAAAATCGTTAGTAGAATCTGAAGATTTAGATTCAGATTTAGAGCTTAACATTTTGATTACACCTGCATATCTAGGTACAATTATTTCAGTAACATATCTTTGATTGTCATTAGAATCTTTATAAGATCTAGTTTCAATTTCACCTTCGATATATAACTGTGTACCTTTTTTAGCATACTTACCCATTGTGTCAGCAATTCTTGGATCAAACACAACAACTTTATGCCAAGTAGTTTTTTCATTATCTTTAATCTTTTTATTTGTAGCTAAAGATAAATTGGCAAAGTTGTCACCGTTTTTAGTTTGCTTAACTTCTGGATCAGCACCTAACCTACCAATTAATATAACTTTATTTATCATTTTTTAACTCCTTTACGTTAACTATTTTGATATTACTATCAAGTTTACTTGATGCTCTGCCTTTTTGAAGTTTTTCTTCTGGCATTTCATCTTCTGAATATACAAATCCATGCAAACCTAATAACTTAAGAACACATCTGTCATAAGCTCGTTTTTCTGCCATGGCATATGGATAAGAATTTTTAGTATTCTTAGGTGATGCTTCACCATAAGATATTACTTGATGCGTTTTCTTATCTTTAACCATAGTAGCTGAACATTTAACAACTACAATACCATCTGCAGAATTAGTTTCTATTTCATCATAAACATAACTAATATTATTTTCAGCACCTGCTTGTTCAATGTATCTGTGATACATAACCCAAGTACCGTGACAATCCCATAATGCTTTGTATTGTCCTTGACTATCTTTTTGGTCAAGATTTAATTTTTTAAGTATAGCTAATGCTCTACTGTCTATTGGTTTTCCCATATTACGTTCCTCTCTCTGTGTATAGTTTATTTACTTCTTGCTTACTGACTTTATACACATAAGCCATAGCACCACTTAAGTTTTTTCTTTTATCAGTTCTTTCAATTTTACCTTGTTTATACAACTCAGTTACTCTTGGTCTAACTGTAAAAGGACTTAAATTTAATAATTCAGCAACTTCATCTGAAGTAGCACCAAAATTACCTTTATTACATATAACATCATATACTTTAACTCTTATAGTTTCAGCACCTGCTTTCATTAATTCAGCAGCTTCTAATGATGTACCATTCTCTTTACTACCTGGTGAGTATGGGTATAATTGTTTCTCCATCTGTAAACTCCTTACTGTTAAAATTTTCAAAACCAATATATTCTGGTGGTTGTTTTTTCTTTTGAACAAAATGCCAAAACAATATTTCAGCATTTTCTAATTGATTTTGAAACTCTTTATCTTCTGTTATTTCTAATACTTCGTATTTCATATTACCAAAAAATACAGATACATAACATCTTTTAGCAGATGCACACATTAAATAATGTTGTATCTGAGCTTTATATTTATCTGAAATCTTTTTAGGATTACTAAATGCATTAGTATGTTTACATTCTAAAATAGAAACACCCATTTTCATATCATCTTCATCTTTTGGATTAGGCATAATTAATCCATCTACATGAGCATACATAAATTTATATTTTGGATGAAAAAAAGTTTCCTGTTGTCCATGCACTTTTAATCCAGTTTGTTTTGTAAACCAATCAATATTAAAACTTTCTGTATGTATTCCCATTTGTACTGGTAACACATCAGATAAATCTGCAGGTTCGGTAGCACCTGTTTTTTCTTGCCAAAGCTCATGCCAATCACCTTGATATAATCTTGTTGCATCAGATCCACCTAAACCTTGTTTTCTATCAAACTCTGTCAAATCGTACCTCCTATTTTAAAGTAATGTTTATTTTTTAAATCGCTTAACAATGGATCTAACTTGAAGACCAAAACTGTTGGCTTTGGTTTTTTGTAGTTTTTCCCATTTCGCTTTTTTTTCTTTCTCATATTTTATCCTCAGTTTTTCTATTTCATTTACATATTTATAAGGCAATGTACCATTTAATATTTTGGTTGCAGTTGCAGTATAAATATCTTCATCAAATTCTATTTGCTTATAAAATTTAAGCAAACGCATCCGAAAAAACATTTGTCTATTATGAGGAGCAGAGTAATCTATATTAACTTTGCGCTTGAGTGTCTTTATCATCTACAAATGTTCCTTGTTTAAATTTGATTAACATGGCATCAAGCTCTTTTTCTTTGAGCTTAAATTTCTGTATGATAGATCTAGCTTTAACTAGATAATGGATAGCATCTATTAATTCTTCAATAGTTTCTTCTGTCCATTCATCTAATGGTCTATCATTAGAATCCATTGTTTTACCAAATTTCTCCATACCTTGCATATGTCTATCAACTATTTTAGTGATAACTTCATTTACAATAGGATCATTTGTAATCTCGTGTGGATTAAAGTCTGGGTTTATTGTCATTGTTTTAGCACCTTTGGGGTTAATGTTATTTGCATATCTAAAGCATCTGCCCAACAGCAGAATAACCAACCACTTGGTTTTCTTATTCCACATTCCCATTTAGAAACTAAGCCCTTGGCTACCCCCAAGATCTCATCCATTTCTAATTGCGATATTCCTTTAGATTTCCTAGCATCCACAAATTGTGGTATTACTTGGTTATGAAATATCGGGCCTAATGCTTCTTGATTTGCCATATTTGAAGCATACGCACAAATAGTTAAATGTCAACACACATTGTGCGTTGCTTAAATTAGTTGCAATTAGCTACAATTTTTTGCTTTAATTCATTAAAAATTGCATGATTATTGTCATTTGACCAATAATGTTTTTTAGCTAATCTCATCTGTACATGATAAACTAAACTTGTATGATCTTTAGTTGTTAATACAGCTAATTGTGGAAAAGAAAATGCAGTACATTCTCTTAACAAGTTAATAGCCATAGATCTTGGTACAACTAAATATTGAGATCTAATTTTACTAAAGAGCTCAGATTTTTTAATTTTAAACCAAGTACATACGGTATCAATAATTACATCATATACTTCTTCATTATGAATTGGTTTATTATCTGGTACAAATTTGAAGATAGTTTTACTTCTTTCTTTAGCATCTTTAAATCCAGCATTATAAATATCATGTTCTCTATCAGTAAATAATCTTATAATAGCTTGATCAGATGGTTTTAATTGTACTTTAGACATTTGTTTTCCTCCTTGATGCTTCCATGCTTCGCCATATTTCTATTTTCATTTCAGCAGTTTTTCTTTTATTTTTCATAGTTAATTGTTCAACATTTAATTTATGCAACTTATTTATATGGTTAGTATAATGTTTAGATGCATAAAACTGTTCGGTAGCTTTTGAAACTGGAAGTTCTGATCCAGAAACAAAAGCACCTTTTAAATGTTTTAATATATCTTGGCCATAAGTAAGCTCTGCTTGTACTTTAGCAAAAGGCTCATCAGTATTAGCAAGAAATGTTATTAGTTTTTCTATATCCATTATTACTCCTCAAACATATTTCCTTCAAAGTTTTTACCTTCATATGATTCAAATGTTTCATCTGCTTCTACGGTATATGAACCATCTTTTGTAGATACTTCAACATGACCATTTACATGACCTTCAAATGCAAATGAACCCCATTCTTCTAAAAAACCAAAATCATACCATTTTTGAACTAACCAACTTTCAGTTAATTTTATATCAGAATAATCTGTTGTAACCAATTCAAAAACTTGAATAAGATTTGTTTTTTTATCTTGATATTGTAATGGTTTATGTATGTTAATCCACCCATTTGGTTTGTAATTATTTAAATCAATAGATGAATGATCAATATTAACTTTATCATTATCAAAATATTCAAATGATTCATCAAAACCACCTTCATCATGACCTCCTTCAAAATGTAATCTTAAATAATGTATACCATCATCATACATTTTTTTGTATATTTCTTTTAAAGGTAATGCGTTTTTCTTTTTTATTTCTTGCGCAAACTTTTCACCTTTCTTATATTCATTCCACCAATCTTTGTGACTTGTGTCATGATCAATAAATTGTCCAATTAATTTAATGTCTTCTGCTATCATAATTTATGTTGTCCTTTCCGCATCCATGATGCTATTCTTACATTTTTAATCCAATCATCAAAGCTAGGTATAAAACCTAAATCTTCGATAAT